TTTGCCGGAACAACTATACAAATTGTTCGGGGCGGTGCCTGGGAGAGTGAACCCCCAATTATATGCGTGGATGATGGGGTATCCGGAAAATTGGTTAGGAGAAAATTACACGGATACGGAAGATAATTACAAAATTCCTTTCACATCTTATTTTATCAACCCAATATCTCTGCTAACGCGGAGTGTTTTATAATACACGCAAATGAAAACATTAGAAAAAAATTATAAGGAATTTTTAGAAGCTAAAATTGTAGTTGCTGGTACCTACGGAACTGAAATTGATAAAACCCAAATCAATCCAATTGCATTACCACATCAAAAAGATATTGTGCATTGGGCAATTTCCGGAGGTCGTAGAGCAATATTCGCTTCATTCGGACTTGGAAAAACTTTGATGCAGCTTGAAATTGCCAGATTGATTATCAAACTAACCGGAAAACCTTTTTTGATTTGTATGCCTTTGGGAGTTGTTGGTGAGTTTCGGGATGATAACGAACTTTTAGGTTCTGAATTTCCAATAATATACATCACTGATACGGATGGCATCAAATCAAAACAGATTGAATTAAAAGCCGTGAAAGCTTTGCAAGATGGAAATGATTCTGAATTGGAAAAGATATCTGAAGATTATGTTTATTCACTACAATCGGAAAATGATGTTTGTGATGTTTCAGAATTAGCAATTTATGTAACCAATTACGAGCGAGTTCGAAAAGGAGATATCAATCCTGATTGTTTTGGAGGTGTTTCTTTTGATGAAGCTTCAATTCTTAGAAATCTAAAAACAGAAACAACCAATTATGTTTTGAAGCATTTCAAAAACATCAATTATCGATTTGTTGCTACTGCTACGCCAACGCCAAACGATTTTATTGAAATTCTGAATTATGCCGATTATTTAGGAGTTATTGACAGAGGTCATGCACTTACAAGATTCTTTCAAAGAGATTCAACTAAAGCCGGACATCTGACTTTATATCCAAATAAAAAAGAAGAATTCTGGAAATGGGTTTCTTCCTGGGCAGTTTTCATAAACAAGCCATCAGATTTGGGCTATGATGATACCGGTTACAATCTGCCAAAATTAAACTTCCATGAAGTAGAAATTGACAATACTTCAGATGGAGTTGTAACCAATAAAGAAGGTAAAATTGTTTTATTCAAAGACACCACTAAAAGCCTTGTTGATACTTCACGAGAGAAAAAAGATAGTATTGATATCAGAGTTCAAAAAACATTTGATTTGGTAAATGAGAATCCGGATGCAAATTGGATTTTGTGGCACCATCGGGAAGCCGAAAGAGATGCATTGGAAAAGAAATTCAAGGATTTTAATTTAAAATCGGTTTACGGTTCCCAAACAAATACCGAAAAAGAAAATCTTTTAATTGATTTCAAACATTCCAAGTTTCAAATCCTTTCTACTAAACCCGAAATAGCAGGAAGTGGCTGCAACTTTCAGCACGCTTGCCATAATATGGTTTTTGTTGGCATCGATTACAAGTTTAACAACTTCATTCAAGCGATACACAGATGCTACAGATTCAAACAAGAGAATGAAGTTAATGTGTATGCCATTTTCACAAACAACGAAAGAGAAGTGCTTAAAACACTAAAAGACAAATGGCGAAATCACATTGAACTGCAAACCGAAATGATAAATATTGTCCGTGAGTTTGGACTTAACACCGATAAAATAACAGCCGATATGAAAAGACAGATTTTCGCAAACAAAAGAAGTGCAATAGTTGGAAATGCCAAAGTATTCAATGATGATACCGTTGCCGTACATGAAGAAATGGCCGATAATTCAACAGATATGATTTTGACTTCAATTCCTTTTGGTGATCATTATGAGTATTCTGATAATTACAATGACTTTGGCCATAACAACGGAAATGAAGAATTCTTCAAACAAATGGATTTTTTGACACCAAATTTACTTCGAACGTTAAAGCCGGGTAAAATTGCAGCAATCCACGTAAAAGACAGAATCCGTTATTCGTACCAAAACGGAACATCATTTACCACGATCGATGATTTCAGCGGAAAAACAGTCGCACACTTCGTAAAACACGGATTCTATTTGGTTGGAAAAATCACCGTTACAACAGATGTAGTTCGTGAAAACAATCAAACTTATCGACTTGGATGGTCCGAGCAATGTAAGGATGCTACCAAAATGGGAGTGGGGTTACCAGAGTATGTTTTGCTTTTCAGAAAGCGACCATCAGAAATGAATAATGCCTATGCTGATGAACCATGTGTGAAAACAAAAGAGGAATATTCTATTGATAATTGGCAATTGGATGCACACGCTTACTGGAAATCATCAGGGAACCGCTTTATGGGTTTTGATGAACTTTCAACAGCCGAAATGAAAACGGTTTTCAATAAATGGAGAAACCACGACAAAAATAGCCTTTACGATTTTCAGGAACATTTGCGAGTTTGTAACGATTTGGAAAAAGCAGGAAAATTGAGCCGTTTGTTTATGACAATTCCACCAACATCGGGAAGTGATTTTGTTTGGACCGATGTAAACCGAATGAACACACTAAACGCTAATCAAGCCAATAGAAAAAAAGAAAAACACATTTGTCCGCTTCAATTGGATATCATCGAAAGATTGATTAACCGATTCACTATGAAAGGCGATGTTGTAGATGATCCTTTCGGAGGGTTATTCTCTACAGCTTACAAAGCATTGGAAATGGATAGAAAAGCAATTTCAGCAGAATTAAATCCAGAATACTATGATGATGGTCTTTTCTACCTGAAATCTATCGAGTACAAAATCAATGTCCCAACCCTTTTCGATTTGGTAGTATGAGACACATTTCATTGTTTTCCGGCATAGGTGGTTTTGATTTAGCTGCAGAATGGATGGGGTGGGAAAATGTGGCACATTGCGAATTTGACGAACAAAAAAGAATTGATTTAAAACGAAATTTCCCAAACAGCAAATCTTATGGAGACATACAAGAAACAGACTTCTCTATTTTCAGAGGATCAATTGACATCCTTACAGGCGGATTCCCATGTCAAGATGCAAGTATTGCAAAACAAAACGGTGATGGTCAACAAGGGTTACAAGGTGAAAGAACCGGATTATTCTTTGAATTTGTCAGAGCCATTAACGAAATCCAACCAAAATTTATTATTGCCGAAAACGTGGCTAATATTCTTAAAACTAACAAAGGATCTGATTTTAACAGAATACTCAGTTCGTTGGCCTCAATGGGGTATAATGCAGAATGGAGAGTTTGTAGAGCATCAGAAGTCGGTGCGCCCCACCACCGTGCAAGGGTGTATTTGGTTGCTTACTCCAACAGCATCAGATTGCAACCGGGACAGACTTTCTTTTCCAATGTACATCAAAAGACATCACCGTTCAGCTGGAAGTTTGCCGGAACAACTATACAAATTGTTCGGGGCGGTGCCTGGGAGAGTGAACCCCCAATTATATGCGTGGATGATGGGGTATCCGGAAAATTGGTTAGGAGAAAATTACACGGATACGGAAATGCCATAGTGCCTGAAATTGCTTTTAAAATATTTAAATCAATTGATGAATATCAAAAATCAAATATTATTTAAATGAGTCAGCTAAACCTTTTCCACGAATACGAAATTGATCAGAAAAACGAAAAAATAACCAATGCTGCCAATGCAATTTTGGCAGCACTGAATGATGGAATGAAGGTAAAATATGAACCTCATTATTATTTTCAAGAAGGTAACTACATCGTTTTGATGGCAGTAAACAAACACAAAGAATCTGTTTTCAATATTCTTGATTTGGACGGTAAAATACCCATTGGATTTTCAGCTTGCTGGAGAAATTTAGAACACATAAAACATGAATTAATCACATTAAATAAAACAAACAAACTATGAAAATCATTATTTCAGTAAGCAAATTACTAAAGAGCCTGAACGTATTAAACGGAGTTATCAACAGCAATAACACGATGCCTATTTTAGACAATTTTCTATTCGATTTTGACCTAAAAGCATTGATCATTACGGCATCAGATTTAGAAACAACAATGTCTGTATCGTTAGATGTCGAATCCACAGACAAAGGAAGTTTTGCGATTCCGGCCAGGCTATTAATTGATGTTTTGAAAACTCTTCCGGAACAGCCTTTGACATTTACATTTTTGGAAAACGATATCGTCGAAATAGGCTCGCAATCGGGTAAATATGAAATCGCTTATTATCCTTGTTCCGATTATCCAAAAGCGGTTGTATTGGAAAATCCATCAGAAACAGCAATTCCATCTAAAGTATTATCAACTGCAATTTCCAAAACCATTGCCTCAACTTCAAATGATGATTTGAGACCGGCTTTAACGGGTGTTTTGTTTGATTTGAAAAAAGACAGAATAATATTTGTTTCTACAGATGCTCATAAGTTGGTGAAATACTGCAGAACAGATTTGCAAGCTTCAGAAGAAGTTGAATTCATTATGCCAAAAAAACCGTTGAACGTTTTGAAATCTATTCTTTCAGCATCGGATACTGAAGTGATAATTAAATACAATGTGAATAACGCTTTATTCATTTTTGAAAACTTCGAATTGTCATGCAGGTTAATTGATGCAAAGTATCCAAAATACGAATCAGTTATTCCAAAAGAAAATCCAAACAAATTATTGATCGACAGAACACAGTTTTTGAATTCAGTCAATTGCGTTTCTATTTTCTCGGACAAATCCACACATCAAATCAAACTAAAGTTTTCAGGTCAGGAATTACAATTATCATCTGAGGATGCTCAATTTTCAAATAGGGGTGATGAACGGTTAATGTGTAATTATGAAGGTGAAGATTTTGAAATTGGTTTCAATTCTAAATTTCTTGCAGAAATGATAAAAAATGTTTCTTCAGGAGAAATTCAGTTAGAAACATCATTACCAAATAAAGCCGGAATCTTAACTCCTGTTGATGGATTAGATGAGGGTGAGGAAATACTAATGTTGGTTATGCCTTCGCTTATCAAATAATGATACCTAAAGTTGATGATTGTTATTTCCACAAAAGAATAAACAATGTACTAATTGCAGTAACAACCACCGGAGTAGAAGTTCCGGTGGTTAAATTCAAACAAAACTTTATCGATATACAAATCTTGGACCAACTTCCATTTGCATATATGCAAAAATACATTGAGATGTTTCCTGATTTGGTTGAGGTAATTGAACCCAAAAAACAAACAGATCAACTAACACTATTCTAACGTCCACGGCTTGTTTTTCGGCTGTGCAAGAAAACCAAATGTAACGGATTAAAAACCATAAAAACAAATACAAAATGGACAATAAATTAAAGACCCAAGGAGAAGCTGAAAAGCAAGCCGTTGTTAGGGCAAGTACGGATAATTTAAAATAAAAGATATGAATTTAGGAAAATTTGATTGCAGTACAGGACTGATAAATGTACTTTATAATGATAATTTAGCTAATATTTCAGTTAGAACTTCAACTATAGATATGTTTTTAGTAGATAAATTACAAAAAGAAAATGCTTATGCAGTTGGGTTTATTCAAAAAACTATTTGGGAAGATTATGTTTGGGGAGGTAAAAGAAACTTTATTGTTTTGATTTGTGAAGCTAATAATGATGCTGTAGGTTATGTTTTAATCACTCCGGCAAGAGGAAGTTATAAATATGCAAAAATACAGCAAATAGCAGTTAGAAATGATGCGAGAAGATTGTATTACGGAAAAGCATTAATAGAAGTTTGTAGAGATTTTTGTGAAACATTTGCAAGAACAGGATTTACTTTAAGATGCAGAACAGATTTAGAAAGTAATAATTTTTGGAAATCTTTAGGTTTTGAAAATTATGGAACTTGGGAGAAAGGAAAAATTAACCACGTAGGATTTAAAGCAAGTGCCGATATTAATTTATGGAAGATAGAGTTGAACAAAAATATTCTCTTTTTACCTTTCACGTAGTATTTGCCCTAACGGTTGGTGCTATGTGAGGATTTTCGGTGTGGACAAAACCATATTTAAAATTCAAGACTATCACTCCAAACACAAAAAACTAATTAAATTAAACAACCAAGCCGAAAATCTCATATAGCACTTGTTATGAGTAGGCTTTTTTAACACAAACAAATTATGAAAGTATCACTAAAAAAAGCATTCTCTATCCTTGATGGAAGATTATCTACAGAAATTGGCGATGTATATGAAATGTTGAATTACATATACGATGATAGCCTTATGACACATCAATTACCAACTGCAATGAGAAGGTTAAAAGAATTAAATCCTGAATGGTTTTCTAATGCAGTTGATATTTTAAATGATGTAAAAAGAACTAATAACACAGATGATTTTGTTGAACTAATGAAATTAATTGACGAAGGGTTTCCGACTTATGAAATTGAATTAGGAAAAGTCGATGAAAAAATCAAATTTTTAGCAGGACTCGTGTAAGCTTACTCATAACGGATGGTGCTATGTGCAGTATTGCCATAGAAAAAAGTTGTCATATAGCACTAAACGTTGTAGGCAATATTGCTCATAGCACGTGTTATCACTCGTTTTTTCTGCTATTTACAATTTTTATTAATAATATTTGTAAATTAATTAGGTTTATACAAATATTAATCATTATATTTGTATAACAAAATCAAACAAATAGAAATTATGACAACAGAAATTAAAATAATCGGATTTACAGATAAAGTTACAGATTGTGATTGTTGTGGAAAAACAGGGTTAAAAGGAACTTATTGCGTTTCTATTGATGGGAATGAATTTTATTATGGTTCGACTTGTGCTACTAAAAATACAGGTATTGCTTCTGAAAATATTAAAAAAGAAGTTGTGAAAATAAACAATATTTCAAATGTTGATTTATTGATGTCTGAAGCTAAAAGCGAATATTCAAAAGTAAAAATCTACACACAAGCCGTTAAAAAAGGATATTCAAAAGATGATTTCTTTAAAAAATACGGAAAATTAGATCACTCGTCTAATTGGGAGCATTTTTATGAGTTTGCTCACTTAATTCATAGAATAAGCATTTAATATGGAATCACTTGAAAAATTCATAGAAAAAAGAATGCAACAATCGGAATTTTCAGCAATGATGATTCCGAGATATTTAGAAAATCCTAATGCATTCTTAGGGAAAAATACCAAAACACTTGAAGATGCAGAAAAAATGAAAAACGAATCTAAAAAATGTAAAGCGGTATTAAATTTCTTAAAAGAGTATAACAAACAAAACAAATGAATAAAAAACTATTTCACATTGAATTTAAAAATGCACTCGAAAACGAAAAGCATTTTTATTACGGGGATTTGACAATTTTGTGCAATACTCACGAAATCGGAATATCAAAATTTACGCTTGATAGATGGAATTTTGAAACGCCTTTCGAGAATGAAATTTGCATTATTCGGAAATCTGAACTTGTTACTAGTAAACGTTCTGTAAAATGAGTGATAACGCTTTGCAACTTGGCGATGTGGCAAAAAAGCACACACAAATTATCGAATTATTACCAGTGCGTAAGGCACAAAACCAACTATTAATTAAACCTAATCTTGCCATGTTGCCAAATTGCTGTTATGCAGGGTTGTGGTTTTAAAAACTGAATTTATTATGAAAACAAAATACGTTTACCCTTCTACAGAAATTGAAACTATTGATTGCGGAGTTATGGATATGACTCAAAAATTATATCACAAAGGAATGAGTTTAAGGGAGCATTACGCAGGAGTAGCAATGCAGGGAATTATTGCATCTACGCAAGGAATTGGATTAGAAATAAACGATAAACACATTGAGACTATCGCTAAAAAATCAGTTATGTATGCCGATGAGTTGCTAAAAGCTCTTTTAAAAACATAAATGTAGCAATCCTGCATAACGTTCCCTTGCTACAAGAGGTTTGGGAAAAGTACAAAACAATCATTTAATAATCACTAATAAAAACAAAAATGGACAAATCTAAAAATTCAAAAATAATGCCCGAATCGCTTGTAGCAAGTGTTATGCAATCGGCTATGGCTACTGATTATCGAATTGGAAATATTATCCGATATGATAACGAAATTGAAAGTACAGGAACGATAACTGCTTTGATAGCTGATTTTGTGGCAGGATTAGATTATTGCCAAATTGATTATCGAACTAACAAAAAACATTGGTTGATAAATATAAAACCAATTGAAATAACCGTTGAATGGCTTGAAAAATTAGGTTTTGTGAGAGATGACGAAACCTCTTATAGATGGTTTATTCTTGACAGAACAATTGCTTACGATTTGGATGATAATTGTATTAGAATTTCTGATAGTTGGGAATTTGGAAAAAGAAAATATGTTCACGAATTACAGAACTTATATTTCGCTTTGACCCAACGTGAGTTAGCTGTTGCATAACGGATTGTTGCTATAAGAGGATTTTCGGATAAGCGAAAAACCATATTTCAGGGTTGCCAAATCACTACAAACACAGATAAATAAAACGATTAATCACAAATGCCGAAAATCTCTTATAGCAACTGTTATCAGGAGTACGGCTAATTAAAAACTAAATACGATGTATAAAGCTAAAATAATTAACAATCATAATTTCAATGGTAATATTGATAAAAGCATTGAAGAAGCGGGTTTAAAAATTGGGGACGAAATAGATGTTCATCCAATAGCAGGAAATGCAGTTGCTTACAAAAATGAAGAAACTGATAAAGTAACTATAATTTACAGTTGGAATATTGAAAAAATTTCATCTGAAACGCTCACGTAGTATTCCTGATAACGTTCAGCATTGTCGCAGTTGTGGATTAGGACTGCCAAATTATCGATTTAAAACCTAACCAACCAAGTACAAAATTATTTATCAATCAAGCAAATCCCACAATTGCTACAATGCATTGTTATATGATGGCTTTTTATTTACCAACACAAAAATTAAAATATTATGAAACAAGAATTTGAAATGCAACAAGAAGAAATGGATAAAATAATTTCCATTAATAAAGCTAATTCCAATACGGTTATGATGATTGGAGGCGTAGATTTTAGCAATAATTTAACCGAAGCAATAAATGCTTATTGGAAATTATTAGCGGATAAATATGGTTTTGTTTGGAACACAGTAGAAGGAAGTTCTAAAGGGAAATTGTTCTTTTTAGCTGAATCAAAACCTATTGTAGTTCCAAAAACACATACTGAAATTGAAATTGATAAATATATTGGAAAGGCAAAAGGTTATTTGAATTACAACGTTACCGATTGTTTGAAGAAAATAGTAGCTCAATTAGAAAAATGTGATTATGAATGTGAAGCTGGCGTTATGAAAAACAATGTTGCTTTTTTAGCACTAAAAGAACTTACGAAGACTTCTTAAGCTATCATATAACTCCTATATGTAAAAACCATCTGTAAACACTAACAAACTTAACACCTAAGACTATGAATATCGGAAAGTATGCGGAATTGTATTCCGAAGATTTAAGACTGAAAAACTATTCTGAAAATACGATTTCCAACTATTCTAGTCAGGTGAGATTGTTTTTGGAATATTTCAATGATGTAGCAACCAAGCCTTCTGAAATATCAGAAAAACAAATTAAAAATTGGTTGATGTTGGCCAACTCAATTAATGGCAGGAAACATCGAATATCTGCTGTGAAATTGTTTTATAAACTTACCGGAAAGCAACCATTGAAATTCAAACACATTGAATATCCAAGATCAGAAAGAAAGCTTCCTCAAATTATCGAAAAGGAATTTTTATTGGAAGCTATTTCAAAAATTGAAAACAAAAAACATAAAGCTATCATTGCTTTGGCTTATTCTACAGGAATGCGAGTTTCAGAAGTTTGCAACCTGAAAATAGCCGATATCGACAGTAAACGAATGATTATTACTATTCGACAAAGCAAAGGTAGAAAAGACAGAATTGTTGGATTATCAGATAAGATTTTAGAGATATTGAGAATTTATTTCACGGAATATCAACCAAAAGAATATTTATTCAACGGTCAATTCGATTTGAAATATTCTCATACGAGTTGCAACCAGATTGTAAAAAAGTATCTTGGAAAAGAATATCATTTTCACTTATTGAGACATTCAAACGCTACGGCTTTATTAGAAGCCGGAACCGATTTAAGAATCATTCAAAAACACTTAGGTCACGCCAGTAGTAAAACTACTGAAGTCTACACCCACGTAAGTACAAATATTTTATCAAAAATGGCTTTGCCAATCTAATAACCACTTAAATCAAACATTATGAAAAAAGCATTACTAATATTAGTTTTCGCATTGTCATTATTGAGTTGTTCAAATGACGATGATAACAATAGCTGTCAAACAAACAAAGACGCTATCAATCAGAAATACGACAAACAAGTCCAACAAGTAAAAGACAATCCCGGACCAGGAGGAATTGACTATCGCCAAATTGGATTGTTGGAACAAGAAAGAAGTAAAAAGCTATCAGAAGCTTGCAACTAAACCAAAGCCACCTAAATCGGGTGGCTTTTTTTGTTTAACGAAACATTATAAGTTCCGAAAGAACAAAATTTATTACATTTGTTTTATGAAAGTCAATAACCTAACTATAAAGCAAGAAGCATTTTGTCAAGCGTATGTGCGTTTGGGAGATAAGTCAGCCGCTTATCGTGAGGCTTACAACTGTAAAAGGTTAAAAGATAAATCAATTCACGAGTTATCATCTACTTTAACCACAAACATCAAGGTTTCATCAAGGATAGAAGAACTTCAAGCAAAAGTCGCTGTTATTGCTGAAAAGAAATTCAACATCACACACGAGGAAATTCTAAACCATCTTAACATACTCCGTAACTCCAGGATTGATGAATATGTTGAAATTAAAAAAGGAAAGTTGGTTTTTAGGGATTTTAATAAACTCACTAAAGAACAGTTGATGTGTATTGAAAGTATCAAACAAGACCGAAGCGGTAACATCGAAATAAAGTTACACGGAAAAGAATGGAGCATCGATAAGATTAATAAACATATTGGCTTCTATGAAAAGAACAACACTCAAAAACAGCCAGTTGTAAACATAGATACTTCAGAAGGTTTCACCGATGAAAAAAGAACGCGACTCGAACAACTTTTAGCCAAAGCAACCAAATCCTTAGAAAATAACTAAGGATTTTTTTTGAAATAAAAAGAACAAAATATATTCATAAAGAATAAAATTTGTTACTTTTGATGAAGTTATGAAATAGCCTAACAAGCTCTTAATGAATATTATTTGAGGGAATAGTTTTCACGGACGAAGCGCCGGAGCATAAGCTAAAATAAAAGCCATTCAGTAAATGAACGGCTTTTTTAAATACGTCAGTAGTTCAATGGTAGAACAACGGTCTCCAAAACCGTAGATGAGGGTTCGAATCCTTTCTTTCGTGCAAACTAAATAGAAAAAGTAGCCACCGAAAGCATTTGTTATGAATTACGTAATAAATATCAAGTGTTTCTCAATTGCAAGTGAGATAGGTGGTGAAAAGTGAAATTAGAATTAAAAAGGAGTGTGGCGGAATGGTAGACGCGTTGGTCTTAGGAACCAATTTTTGTGGGTTCGAATCCCACTTCTCCCACAAATTAATTTGAATACAAAAGCAGTTCAAGAGGATAAGACCTCACGTGGAACCAGTCGGGTTGGAAAAGCTCGTTAAATCATTCTGTGATACATTGATTACTGGGTAAAAATAGGGATGTAGACAATCTGAGTCGTGTAGCGTTAGGTGTAGTTGGTGTTTTATTACATTTTCACTGACAGCCTTATAAAAAATCAGATGTGAACTGCTTTTTGTTTCAAATAAAACTAAAAATATATGATAGAGATTTCGAACAACAAAATTATTGTAGACGGTGTTGAAACAACTGATCCGGCACTTATTGGCTATGCAATCCTTGACTTCGCTGAACGTCAAGAAAAAGACGGTATGAAGATAGTACTTAAAGATGATGATGTTTTTGTCGAATCTCTAATAACTGAGGTGTAATGGCAAAGCAAACAAAATTCATTAAAGATAGTAAAGTAAGCAATCACCGTGTTTCAAAATACACTGGTGTTCGTTGGGATAGAGAACACTCTAAATGGGTTTCTACCGTGTTGCATAACAAAGTAAAGTACTTGTGTGGTTGCTTCGATGATGACCGAGAAGCCGCCAAATCAAGAGATGTGAAGATAATTTCATTAGGATTAAAGAAACCATTACAAATTTTAAAAAGAGCATAAAATGAAAGCAATCAACTTTAAAGAAGCAACAGTAGAATTGTCAAAACCCGAATCAATGACAGATGATGAGTGTTATAGTTTGCCTATACATCAAACAGAAGGTGGCACTTGTATTTCGTGTTGGAAAGCATCCTTTTGGCAAAGAGTGAAATTTTTGTTTCACGGTAAAATATGGCTTGGAGTTCTTTCGGGAATTACACAACCTCCTGTTTGGGTAGATTGCACAAATACTGTATTCATTAAACCTAAAAAGTAAACAATGATATTCTTTAAATCCATTAGACAAAAATTGTCAATTCGGTTTCAATACCTAATTGAGAAAAGAAACCGCAAAAAGCAGGTTGATGATATCATCAAAAAATACAACCTAAAGAACCCAATTGAACAACAAAAAATCATTGATCAGTTTGTATTGATGCAAAAAAACAAGCGAGCATTTGGCCGAAAAACCCAAGAGGAAATCAAGGATAAAATCAAGTTCATGATTCATTATAAGTTAATCAAAGTCGTAGAGTGATGGGATATATAATGTTTATAGGCTCAGATACTAGTATTCAAGAAAGAGCATTGATGGAATTTGCTATGAGAGAAAGAGGTATAATAGGAATTGTAGCTGATGTAAAAAGCCTTGAATATTCATTACAGGAATTAGCTGCTTCTACCGGAAAATCTACAGTATTGATTAATGAGTTTTGTCGAATCGCTGAAGAAATAAAGCAAACCATCATTTATGACAAACCTCAAAGCAAATTCATTTCACGTCCAGTGCATAATTATAGAAAAAGATGAGAGAAAAAACAGGTTCAGAAGAGTTTGAAATAGTTAATCCTAGAGTAGAACACAGTCCTCCTTTGACAAGAAAAGAAAGAAGATCTATTGAGAGGTCGTCTTTAAAATCATCTGGAGTTAAGAAAAAATATCAATAAATAATCTTAAAGATAACTTGCTGACAGATGCCGAAATAACCGAACTCGAAAACCTTTTGAAAGAAAGGGATATCGACTTGGCTCGTAATCATCTGAAAGTTATTGACGAAGATACCAATCCAAACTACAAGCTTCTTTTTGAATCCATCAGAGATCAGGAATACAACGACCAAGATGAGCTTGTTGGAGGAAATCGAGGTTGTGCTTTAGAAGGTTCTTCTCGTTCCGGTAAAACGTGGTCCGGAGTAGATATCATCATTTGGCTTTGTCTTTTTGTAGAAACCAAATGCACCATCAATATTTATCGTGCTACCTACAACGAATTCAAAACCACCTTGTACGATGATTTCAAACGTAGGTTAGATGATTTTGGATTACCAAATAAGTTTCACGATGCCGAGGAAATCAAAAGCTTCAAAATAGGCCAGAATACAATTTATTTTCTGGGTGATGGAAAACACGGTGGAGGTTGTGACTATGCTTTTTTTAATGAAATGATGTTTATCAAGAATTCAGTTTTTGATCAAGTAGAAATGCGATGTCGTAAATTTTGGTGGGCGGATTACAATCCATCGTTTACAGAACACTGGTTTTTTGATAAAGTACTTTCCCGTCCGGACGTTGGTTTTTTAAGAACCACATTCCTTGATAACCTCACGCATTTGTCAGTCCAAGAAAAGAACAAAATCAAATCTTGGGAACCTTGGTTACCTGGATCATATATTGTGAAAGATGAGGAAATACAATGTTACAACAAAGCAACCGGCAAGGTTGAGCCAGTAACCAAAATCAACCAACCGCCACCGCATCCAACCAATATCACCAACGGAACAGCCGACGACTATATGTGGAAGGTTTATGGTCTTGGGTTACGTGGAGCGATGAAAGGCGTAATATTCAATCACGTTACTTGGATTGAGCCAAATGAATTTCCAGACATACAGCACATTTATACCAATGACTTTGGGTTTACAACGGATCCAAATGCATTAAACAGATATGCCGAAGATGAGCACAATATTTGGATTGAGCCATTGATTTACACGCCAATTGAAACAGCAGCAGAATTGGCAGGTGTTTTAGAATCTTACGGAGTAAAGCAAAATTCCGGTGAATTTGAAGAAGATGGAGATTTAATCATTTGCGATAGTTCCGATAAATACACTGGCGAGAACAAAGGAACGGTTGAAATGGTCCGAGCGTTGAAAAAAGACCATAGATACAATGCTAAAAAAGTAAGCAAAACTAAAGGTGTTATGTATTGGCTTAACTCGATGAAAACTAAAAAAATTCACATCGTCAAAAACCATTTGTATGCACAGATAAAAAAAGAAAAAGAGAATTACAAGCTGAAAGAAATTCAAGGAATTTGTATTAATCAACCAATTGATTCTTGGAATCACTTTTGGGATTCTGGAAGATATGGCCACATGGCACATAACGGTTCTGGAGAAGTTGTATTTAAAATGACCGAAGAAGCAAGTAGAAAATTAAACTATTAATAAAAAAAATCATGGAAGAAATTTTAGAATTATTAAAATCAGATCCGCAAAAGGCGATTGAAACAATCAAGGCGCAAAGCACTAAAAAGCCATCGGACATCGACAATTATGTGAAAGAGTATAAAGATTTTGACAGAACTCAAAGAGATCAACAAATTGAGGTAATTCAAAAAGACAAAACTTTAGATGCTGGAAAAGTATCTAAAATGGTTAAAATCTACATCAACCACGCTCAAAACATTGTCGAAACTTTGGCAGCTTTCGTCATTGGAAAGCCAGTGACTTTGATTCCGTCAGAAGAAAATGATTTATCGAAATTGGTAAAACAAATTTGGAGAGTAAACCGTATTGATTCAAAGCTCTTGGATGCTACGATTATCAAGTTTTCACAAACACAGGTAGCAATGCAGTTTTATATTGTGAATTCAGAAGTTACTTCTTTCTGGAATAAAGTATTGGTTGGTGTAGGGTTAAAAGCATCTGCCAAAGAAATAAAAGTTCAGGTTTTAGACAATACCAAAGGAACTATGACACCATACTTTGATGCAACCGGAAATATGTTGCTTTTTATGTGGGAGTACAAATCCAAAGAAGGTGATAAAGAAGTAGTCAATGTGCAGATTTGGAATGACTCTAATATGATTCATTATAAAGATTCAGTTGTATTTGAAAATCTACCGCATGGTTTCGACAGAATTCCGGTTGTTTACGATAGCCAGGATGAGCCACTTTGGTACACTGTTAAATCACCAATAGACAGACACGAAGTAGCTTTATCAAAATTGGGTGATGCTAATGATTATTCCGGACATCCTATTTTGGTTACTGAAGGTGATGTTAATAATTTACCGTTGAAATCAGAAAGCGGTAAGCATTTTAATATTCCTATCAAATTGGGTGGCGATGATGGAAAAACCGTTATCAAAGGATCTGTTAGTTTTCTTGAAGCCAAAACAGCTCCTGAAAGCAATAAGCTTGAATTGGATAAATTGGAAGATACAATTGCGTATGGTTCTGGCGTTCCTAATTTATCATTAGAAAAACTTAAAGCTCTCGGAAACGTAGCAGAAAAAACAGTGAAATTGATGTTTTTAGCCACTGATATAAAAGCATCTTTGAAGCAATCATCAACAAGAACGTTCATAGAAAGATGTATTAATATCATCATTTCCGGAACAGTTAAGACAACGAACACATCTATGGCTTCAGATAGTAAATCGTTGTATTATGATATTCAGTTCAATTCTGTTTTGCCATCTGATATTTCAGAAACAGTTACCTATTTGACATCAGCAGTTGAAGGTAAAATTGTGAGCCGAAAAACAGCAGTTGGAATTATTGATTTGGCAGATGATCACGAAGCTGAAATCAAACAAATCGAATTGGAAAACAAAGTTGAGGTTGTAGTTCCTCCAACAACAGTATAAATAATTAATCACTTTTTAAAATGGAAATTCAACAGACAAATGATTACAAAAGTTTTGGAAACATTATTGGAAACCGTGCTTTGAGCCAGGCTAAAATTGAAAAGATTTGCAGTGATGTCAATAATGGTTTCAATATGCTGCCTTATTGCCCAATAGTGGTATCGGAACATGACGGAATTTACCACATTATCGATGGTCAACATCGTTATGAAGTCAGTAAAAACACCCAAAATCCTGTTTATTTCGTGGTTTGCAATTCATTGACCTTAAACCAAATCGCACAACTGAACAGCCGTGGCGAAAAATGGAAACCAACTGATTTTTTGAATTGTTACATCAAACTTGGCATCAAGGATTATGAGAGAGTCCTTGAAATTATGCACAAACACAAGATAGCCATCAAACTATCGGTTGATTTACTGATGTACAACAGTCCAAAAGTGAAATCGACAGACACTTTTCAAAGCGGTGGTTTCCAATGTAATTTCTTTGATGAAACGGATGCATTGTTGTCTTTGTCCGATGAATTGTTTGGGCAGTATCGATTTTCTAAAGACAGAAACCTTGTTGGAGCTGTTCAGGAATTGCAAAAGAAAGGACTTTGCAACTTCGAAAAACTGAAGAACAAGATTGCACAAGCGCCTATGCTGATGGACCGCCAAGCCAGTATCAAATTGTATATGTACAACATCGAGAAAGTGTACAACCACAAGAACCAAACTCGGGAATAACTCGTAAACCAGCCATCAAATCCTTGAAGCACGTAATGATTTTAACGAGAATTAAAGTCCCGGATGGTTACGTGTGCTGATTTATGCTCTTTCGAGGGTATCAGCTAAATTGTT